CTTAGAATCATGTCTTCTAAACATGTGTGCCTTGTCCCAAATGAATGGGGAACGTACTTATGACTCAAATACTTTGGAAGTTATACTCAAAAAAGAAATATCATGCGAACAAATAACCAAGAAAGTTGAAGGCATTCGCATCCGCGTAGAAGGTGTGACAGCACATCTTCGGTACCACAACCAACAACCCTGGATGCGCAAGGATCAGGACAAAAGAACCTGGCCAAATCACAGAGAGTATTTTGGAGTGTACATGTCTTGTAACCATTGCCGCGAACCGTAAGTTGAACCGCTAAGTTTTTTGCAATTTAGTTTTTTTTTTTGTATCTGAGTCATAAATATCTTAAAATAGTTATGAATAATTATAAGAGCTAGAATCTATAAAAGCCGGTATCCATTCTATTTCACATTTAGTAAAACAACATCTTATACTGAGCATAGTGTGTACCGATCATGGACATCTCTTATAGACCTGTATATCTAGTGCCTCGTGAGTGGTTAGAAATCTCGAGGGAGTCATTGAGTTATATACTCTTTAACCAAATCTCCAGTCACTATTATAAATATAAAACAATTGATGGCATAAAAATTAATATTCAAGGCGTAACGACATATCTTCAATATTGCAATGAAGAATTCTGGCTGCGCAAATGTCAGGATCAACGAAGTAAGCCAGATATCAAAGAATATTATCCTATTTACATGCCTTGTATTTACTGCACCGAATTGTAAGTCAAATATGCTTATTTATGATTACTATGACATTTATTATACACCACTAGGCTGAGAGGGAATGTGGTTCCTTCCCCTGCCTTTCTGAAAAGACACTCAAAGATTTAATAGATATATCATATAGTGATCACTATTTTCCTGCTCATACATACCTGCGAATACTTAGACTACGACCCAATTTTGAATGATAGAACCGCCAACTGTAATATGTCTCTTGTACTTTCTTGAAATTATATAAATAATTATTTTTCTTTTGTTTCAGCAACAAGCCCCTATATAGACGCAATTAAGGATTTAGAAGTTAAAGCCTAGTATGTTATAATGGAAAAACCGTTTTGTAGTTTGCATTTATATTATCAATAAAATGTTAAAAATCATGTTTGCATTTATTGAATATCCTTGAATAATATATTCTATGACTTAGAATAAAACAACACACAACATTCTTCTAAGGTCCTTCATCTTTCGCATGGGTCTATAATTAATTTGCATTGACTCGCTAAGCCAGTTTTTAAATTTTAATTTTTAATGCCAATATTCTGAGAAAGATGGTTTTAAGAGTCCCGTAAGAACAGGAATACTCCAATCTCTAAACTACCAATCAAAATATTTCATTTTTTATCAAACACACAGTGACGATAAAGAAAGCTTAGAGCTTAGGAGTGTTTTTGGGTTAAATGATTCGATTTGTAGAGCACAGCCAATGTACATACATGCATTTCTGTTCTAAAATAATTGTAATAAAAAAAGTACCGAAAATCTACAGAACCCATTCATTGTTGAAGCTCTATCCATAACTCACTACTTTATGGCCATAATTGACAGCCAGTGAAGGCCAATCATATTTTGGTACATTCAAATGATAAATTGGTGGCGATGACCTTTCAGTTAACCTTAATTGGTATCGGTCTCGGGAGTCAATAAATTAAAAGAAATCAATCTATTTAGAACAGTATGTTTAATATCTTAAATATAGCATGCGAATAACTAATGGATGTAGTAGACATAATTGGAAAATCGACATTTTTCAATGCTCCTATTTAACAGGGATGGTTTCTTAACCCTTTGAAGTACGCAAGCGCTTCGTACATCCTTATCTTCTATCATTATAAAATTGACAAGCGAAACATTAAGCAGAAGCTTATCATTGCCGTTACCCTAGGATCAATAGTCAGATCAAAAATCCATTTGCGTGTGGAGCCAAACCGACAGCCACTACACATCCGAACCCATTGATTCCCTAGTTTTCGGTTTCCTCTATGTCGGAGAGAGGATTCGTGCATAGCACTATATCCATGTTTCAACTGACATGCCGGTTGGTCAAGAGAAAACGTAGTTTCTTTCCCCGCTTCCTTAGAAGATGCCCAGGTAACATCAGAACATAGATCTTTACTTTTCTAAACTTACAAACAAATATTAATACCCGTATTATCGAACTGTGATAAGTCTTAACAACTAAAACATTAACGCAACTTAAAAACAATAATTAAATTAAGCTTAGAGTTTTATAGGCTCAAAATGCGTAATCTAAACAATAATAAAACTCAACTAAGTTAACCCGTTAGTGCTTGACCTCGAAACCCCACTCCATGTTTAGGCGAGTCGTAGTAGAACTAGACAGCGCGTAGCACCCACGGCAGGGGCGTATTACAGAAAACAAGGGATTTTTTTATTCAATATTCAACTGAGTCTTGTAAACAATCCTATCTATGGCACTGTTACTGTACACGGAGTAGGGTAACAATGAGTTGCATCGGATACACAATAACACTAATACTCTCGAATTGTACGCATACGAATCTACGGCGTTTTTTGATTCGGGCTCTTCCCACTCAACACACACTGAGATGTTTCGAGACTCCCAAACGCTAAAGGGTTAACCTAAAAATATAAGAATAACTTTCTTACCTTAATTATATAAATCCAATAGTTAAATAACTGTACCAAAAAAATAATTTGCTGTGATACAATTTCAATATTTGTCATTACAATAACTAATGTCAGTAAACATTTCATTAAAAAGTACATTATCTTAAAATTATAATGTTTACAAATGTACATGCGTTGGTATTAATTAGCTGTGACTAACCTCAATCTAATGATGACATTGGGTTCAAAGAGGTCTTATCTTAAGTTATTGCGATAATTATTAACAGTCGTTTAACAAAAACAAATGACAGTATCAATTTGCCCATAAAATATACAATTATAGTCTTACACAATTTTTTTTGCTACTTATTCGTAGATTTGACTTGTAAAATAATATGTTGCAATGAAATTCTAGGAATAGCTATTATTATAAAATACCGAAACTCTTACCACTCGTTAATGTCTAAATACTTCATTTCTAGAAATCCATCGTACTTGTAACGTTTAATATAAATAATTGCATCATCATCGAAATCTGGAAAAGATCAGAAACAATTTGTTAACCAGATGTTTACGCTAGGCTAAAAATAAGACGACCTATGCTTCAGTTTATCATATCATTTTCCTGTTTTTAACTTCGAATGAGGCAAAGAGCCATTAACGATCGAGCTCAAAGAGTTGTTTACATTATAAATAGTCAGCCATTAAGATTCGGAATGCATAATAGTATTTATTTTGTTCGAAAGAATATGAAAACACAAGGAAAATGGTGGCGTAATTAAATAGGACGCTCTCTGCGCAAGCTTTATCGATCTGCGCATGCGTACGACAGTCAATTTAGCATGTTTATAACGCCGAACACTATTAGCCGCACCGATAAAGTATTTCCGTTTCAAAAGTAATGTCAGACAGTAATAAACCTTGAACTTGTTGACAATTTTTTAGATAGATATAAAACAGTATAATAAGTAATTTATTTGATAAGCGTATTCTTTGCCCATAAACAGTATGTAATAATGATAAGTTTTTATGGAACATGTTACGAACCTGTCTCATATTTCACAACATCTATGCATAAGTTCTATCTTCTTATCAATTGTCATTACTTTTGATGCGTTTCTTCGTACGTGACCGATTTCCTTCAAAGTAAACAACGGAAACTTTTTGTTTCGTTTTTCTACGCCGTCTTATCCAAGAATCTGGCACGCATACATATTTATCTAGATTATCATAATGTGTTTCCGCGAATTTCGCCACGTGATATTGATAAGTCTGCATCGTTTCTGTCTGAAAAAATGAAAAACAAAGGTATATAATGTATTTAGATGAAAAACAACTAAAGTATTCAACACAATATCTTTTTACCTGACGTAATAGTCCTGATGTAATAGTCCAAGAAACCATTCATACACTTGAACATCAGTACTGATTTGTTAGTGGAAAAGAATTAAATAGTTCCTGTTCCTTTATACGATTGATTACATTATCTTCATACTACTATTATATTTACGTAGTATCGGCTGTTATCTCGCAATACTATGGCAACTTAATACGTTCACTTCGTCAGGGACTCGGGCTTCCAGTGAGTAGACATTTCCATATCGCTCCTATTTAAACTAAACTATTTTTATCACTGTGTTCGAACGAGACCGATGCAGTCCCTCTATTCCTTTCTGACGAAGTCTAACGTTATTTATGAATAGTAATTTAGATGTAGCACAGAAAGTAAAGCAAACAGAAAAATATTTGAAAAATTATACCGTTGTTTCTTTAACAATATTCTTCCTCCAGCATTTATAACTGAGTGACTATTCTTCACTGGAACTGGTATTTATAATACAAAATGTTCGTTTAATTATGCAGTAACAACAGAACAAAGCATGCAAATAATGTAAAGGTCAGTCAAATGAAACGAATAATATTTATATGTCAATGATTTAATGATACTTAAGACGTAGTAGTGAACATTGAAGACTCAAATTTAAGTTATAAAATTTAGTAAATATTTAACGTATACGTTAATTTCTAATGGTTTTTCGTCATTGTTTCAACAACATTCACAGCTAAGACTGACATTAATGGTGAACGGGATATAATGACCGTAGATTCGTTCGACGGAGATAATTGTAGTGAAAGATATAGATTATTCCGTATTCAAAAATATCTGAAAGAGAAAATTCTAACAATAATATATTTTTCCTAGCAGCAAATTGCTCCAATGATATTACTTCACATCTGAGTTAAACAACTAGTTCTCCACACAAGACGTAGTTGGTATTAAATATGTATTCGTATATATAACTATCAGTTCCAAATGTATACAATTAAAAATAAATGCAAATGTCAATATTTGAATATTTAAATAAGGTGACCTCGGTTGCATGGCCATCAAAGAGTGAGAATGAGATAAAATAACAATATCGAAAAAATCTTTAGCATAAATTAGTATCTATGAGTCGGTTGAATTATAGGATAAAAATACTATCTGTTTTATATTTTTACTCCCACTCTAATAAAATAGGGTTTCGAAAACAGGCAAGCGCATGCGCTTTTCATAATTAATTGAAGAAAGGTGAAAACAGGAAGTATATTCTTCTTTTAGGACAAATCTAAAGAGTGATACATAAACAGTACTAACAACTAAATTTGTAGTAAACACTAATGACTGTAGTTGGCGCTACTACTGGGCGAGGTTATTTCAGGTCTACCAAGTTGGTGGTGATATTTCTAAGCTCCAACTTTTAATAACCTCAACTACAGCTACTGGGATAGCAACCACAATTATTTTCCGTACTACCAGCTTATTGTGATTTGCTCCCGACGCCAATAACAACTACGGACATTGACTAAGCAAGATTTTTACTCAGGGTCAGCTTCGCAGTGCAATTTAACAAAAATAGAATAACAATAAGAAGGCACAAAAAGTTAGTAATTAACACTAATTGCTAAAATTATTATAAGACCTCACCTGTTTCATACATTATTATTCCTAAATATGGCTTCCAATATGATAACGGTCGTTCGTTACTATAAATATAATTTTCCGGTATTATTTCACCCCTTGGTGGATATAAAGTAAGTATATACTCAGGATCACGACATTTTACCCAACGAATTGGAACGTATCCTAGTCCGTATTCCTCAAGCTCTCCAATGAATTGTATAACGAAGTATTTTGTTGGAATCATATCAGGCGTATTCTAAAGATACAAAAACACCATTATTTGGATGAGCCACTAAATTTAATAAAATAATTAATCCGTAAAAATTATGTGACCATGACCGTCATCAGGACATTGTTCTATCAATTTTTTACATAAATTATTGCAGAGATGGCTTATCCGCCTGATAATAACCATGATCATGTAATTTCCTGAGTGCACGATCCTTAAATAAAAAAGGCGTGAAATATATAAAGCCTCTTTTCCGATTACTTGATTGGTCGAAAGCAAAAAAAATATATGCAAACGACACGAAAATATACATTGAAATAAATATATGAAAAACTACTCGCGCGCGCGAAACACGTACACTAGTAACTGAGTAAAAAATCCGTACCTTATTTTCCAGTATTTTTGACATGGTTATTTAGAACTTAAAAATGTTTTAAGATCAGACGACTTGTCCAGGATATTACTGGCTTGTGAATAATGCTAGCAATGTAGACAACTTGATTTTCTTATAGTTTTGTTTATGGAATATGCTAAGTAGCGCATAATATTTCAAAAATACTGGAAAATAAATAAAACATTTCAGTCATTTCAGTTTCAAATTCCATTTTACCATATATTTTTGATAGTATAATGATACAGGAATACATTGAAACAGTAAAATAATGTTGAACACGTGCAAAACTTTAGGCTACTTAGATAATTTCGTCTCCGAAAGTCGCTGCAGGGACGTCAAAGCTGTTTTCAGTTGATGTCCAAATTTTTTATCCTGAATGAATTTCAATCCATCTTTATATTTATCTGCAACAAAAATAATAAAAAAAAGTTAACATACAGACATCATTAAATGACGGATGTGCCCACGGGTGATATATGAAATAAACACCCGCATGAAAAAAATGTATATTTTTATTTTATATAGGAAAATATATAATTATATAAAACGGCGAAAATTTATGTATGTTTGAATATAGTGTTCATATAACTTGAAAGTATATTTTTTCTTATAACATAATCTATAAAAGAAAATATATATTTTACTATAGAGCATTGTGTATTTTCAAAATATAATTTGCTGGTTATAAATTCCAATATAATGAAATATAATTGAGACATATATTTTAAAGTATAGTAACTGCTATAAAAAAAAAATAATTTTCATTATATTTTTCCAACATATCGCATTATATATTGGATAATATACTTAAAAATATATAATATAAATATTTTTTCAATCGGCAAAATGAACATTCAATTTATCAGTTTAACTCAGGAAAGAAAATAAAGGTACAGATTAATAAAGGAAGATCGGATATCTCAGTACATATTAAGTAGATCTGACCATATAGATGTTTACATGTAAGTGTGCGTTTCAATCAGGGGATTTCAATCTACAACTCTGACTTAAAAAAACTGTATTAAGCTTTTTTGGGTTTACAACTTGATATAGGCTTGGAATAAATCTTTTAGACTTTAAATTTTTACAAGTCGATAATATATATTAGCTTATATATTAACATTATAAAATGACTTATGTGTTTATAATATAATTTTCAATATATGGAGTTCATATAGCTTGAATATATGTCAACATATAATATTATGTATCATGTTTGTATACTTTGAATATATATAATTATATAATTAAAACGGCAAAAAAATAGTTATTTTAATATATATGATTTCTTATATAAATAGTTATATTGTAATATAAAATGTGTTATATTATTCAGTATAATTTTAGGATATAAGATTTTTTCATACGGGCACTTACCGGTTTTGTATTCCATTATTCCAATACGGACTTGTCTGTACTTCATATCAAAAAGCGATGGTGATAGTTCATTTTGCAATGGAAATGCAACCATTACATACTCTTGTGTACGATGAACTATCCAGGAGCTATGAACACAATAATACAAATTTTTTTCATCCATAAAAGGTAATTCAAGAAACTTCACAACCATAAAACACTTATTATCAGAAGATGACTGCGACATATCGTAAAATTAAGAGAGGTTACGTTCGCTTGTTCCGACGACGAAATTGCAAGTGAACTAGCAGTACTGACCTTGTTCTGTTTTACTTTTAAATCTGCACTCGTGGAGTTCTACAATTAAAAACATCGAAAAAAAAAAAAAATATCTTGACTTTTTTTTATTATTAAAACAGTTTATCTCGAGTTGACAATTCTAACTATGCTATTTTACACGGGTCTATAAACATACTAATAAATTTCAACAGAGTTTGTTCTTCATTCAATGTCTCTTTTCAACATCATCATTATGTGCGCCAGTCCAATAATGACGTTATTAAAAATTCTTTTTATTAACAATAACTGGTCCTTCAAGATCTTCTACAATCTCAACTTTTTGTTTGTAGAGCTCAAGGTACGGCATCATCTCGTCCTGCAGAATTTTGAGATACACATCACGAAGTGACCTGTATTTTTGCAGTTTAGCTACCCTACTTTTCTCATCATTTTGAACGTTGATGGGCTGACTATGATGAATTATTGTCAGCGATAATATTTATGTATTTGAGTAGAGATTCTATAATTGGCTTGACTGTGACCAATAGTGTGATGTCGTCTACATCAGTAGCTATATTACCCATGGGAGATGATGCTGCAGTAGATGAGTCTGCGCGCGATTCTTTCCCTGAGAATAAAAAGAAATACTAAGCTTAAGCCTCTAATGCTCGATCTTCAAACCCCACTCTATATTCAGGCAAGTTATTGTGAATCTAGAATGGGACTGTAACACCCATGATGGCGGCATATTATAGAGAACTGATTTTTTTCTGTCAGTGTTTACCTTAGCCATGTTAACAATTCTAACTACAGCGCTGTTACTATGCACAAAGTAGGGTTAAAATAAGTGAGAAGGGACGCACAGTACACTACTACTCTCACATTACACGCATGTCAACCCACGACACTTTTTGGTTTATGCTCTCCCCACTCGACACACACTGAGATGTTTCGAGACCCCCTAAAGCTAAAAGGTTAATTTGCTGTGAAATCTCTAATACCATTGATTTGGTTAGCAAGCAGAACCCTGGATTGTATTTTCGCTAACAACGATCTTAGAATAATAGCACCCTTGGGGACATGGTAACGATAGGTTGTCTCAGGAAGCAATAAAAAAATGTAAACATACCTCGTAAAGAATAAATCAGATGTGTGTTTCTATACGAACGGAAGACAGTAAAGTGGTCTTTTAAATGTCGACGCTCAATTTATACAAAAAGTAATTAAACAAAAATAACAATAATATTTTTGCGCAATCTGGACTTTAATTTGGTGTTATCGTTATTTCAGAGTTATTTTCCAAATGACCGGCTATCTGATCCTATAAAAACTCAAAAAAATCAAGAACATGTGACCTGATAAGCGCCTAAGATAGATTATATATACATGTGTCATAGATATTAAAAATCAAAGTGTATTATATTTGAAGTATTTTGATGAAAAACGAAATTACCATCGACTAAGTCATTAACGGAGACAGGTTGATCGTCAAGTATCTGCATCAATATGGAGAGATCGTGGGTAAAAATTTCTACTTTCTGTAGTGCAATACCATCGAGCGTAATCCTGGAAGGGGAAATTTCTACCACCGATTTAGCCATAATGATCTGCAACGCAGAAAATTTCATGATAACGATCCCTCCTAGTCGAGAGACTCGAACAATTTGTATGGGATATCACCCAAATCGCACCAGGAATGGTTGTCAATAAGAAATTTTCAATATGAGCAATAAAATATGCTATAGAAAGCAAAATGAAGCGAAACAGGTTTTGTTTGAAAATTTTAAGCGAAAGGCATTGTAAACTCAGTAAGTTTCGGGAAATAGATCTTAATACTCTTTAACAAAGTGACGTAGTCTACTGATTTGGATAATCTTGTGCAGAATTATATTTGTTCATTATTTTTGTTCACCATTAAGAAAGCTATAAGATTCGAAAATATACAAACAATATGATCAGCATTTGCGTCTGATAAATCAATCATTAAGCCCCTCTTGAAATTCATCATGCATCAGGGACATTTCTATCATGACAATTGATCAATATTGATGCGGTGACTCTATCGATAACAACGCTAATTGTCAACTATGACCCAAGCCCACTTCAATTGATTGTTTTGGCCTCTCTTATTGGCCCCTATCGATGTTAGGGTTGCTACCTGATCTTGTTTTAAATACTCAACCTCTAAATCATTAGATCGCTGTAACATTGCGAAATTCTTAAGTAATTGAAACAAACTTGCGGAACTTTGGCGAAAGATGGAATTAAGAATGATAAAATTATCAGTACACCCTGTTGGAATAAAAAAGGTAACTTTATTTAAAGTATATTTTACTTGATTACTTTTTACTTAAAGCTAGTTGAGTAGGTTATTAGATATCTAGATAATAATCTAGAATTTTAAATATTTGTTTGTACAAATACCAAAAACTTTTCACCGGACAGCCTTATACAATGAACCAATTAAAGCCAATTTAGATTGGAAAACACTTGAAACATTATTATAAAAGTATGGATGTCCGTTATTTTATTGAATCTTAAATTCTTACTCTGTCACTACAGCCCGTTAATAAAAAAAAGTATGATTCTCAACGGCAAATACCATTACATTTGTATCGCTCCCCGAGAGTGGGAAGAATATTCGTCAAAAAATCTTAAACAGCTCATAGTTGACAGCTGTAAGAGCCATCGGCAACAAACCACCTGTATTCATGGGGCCGTTACCAATATTGCAGGAGTTTCAACCAAATTGGAATATTATGACCTGAAGCTGTGGATGAAGAAGCAAGGAGATAATTCCGCTTACCCGGACCAAAAAGACTATTTTAGGATGCTACTTGATCTGTGACTTTTTCAACCAGGTAAGTGTGTTTTTTTTTTTGCAACCAGTTTCGGAGTCTGATTTGATGGTAGACAACCCTAATTTTTTGCTTATTTGGTCTAAATATTTTCTATTGACGCCAATAGTTCTAACATATATAAATCCCAAACTTTTTTGAATTTGCAATTACTATTTCCACGTAGTTCTTGTACGGCTATCTTCATTTCACCCCTACTGTTTTTTAATCTTCTTGTTGTGTTGGTATTCACAAAAAATGCCACTAAAGTATACCTGTTACGTTCCTAACGAGTGGGCCAATAATTCGAAAGCGGCTTTGAAAAAAACAATAACGAAGACCGCATGTAAACAGTTGGTTGAAAATGGAAATATTGAGGGAGCAACAATGAGTTTACAGAACGTAACAGCAAAATTAGTTAATTATAACTACCAACCCTGGATGCGTAAAACTGGTGATGACAAAAACTACCCCGATCCAAAACAGTACTTTGGGATGCGTATGGATTGCATTTACTGCACAGCATCGAAAGTGAGTTTTCATTTCTTAGACTTAACTAAGTCACAAAAACCCTAATTTGATTAATCCCCGGTGTAAAACGATGTCATCATTCTAAAGATCCCGGTAAAAGCCCCATTGTCGGTACTTAATTTATAAATTATTGCTTTTTTCTTTTGTTCCAGATCAAATAACCTGTAATTCTGCTCTTTTCATCATAATCATTAATTAATTAGGCTAATATTTTTAAGTGCGTTTCGACGCCTCAAATACTGTTTGTATTTTAGAGTCAGAACCTAAAATAGTGTTGTACCGTAAAAATAATGAAGTAATAAATTGTGTATTCTATTTCTTTCGTATCATTTAAAACCCTTTGACAGTAGGGTTAGGCAAACATACATTTAAAGTCTTATGTCTGTGGTGGTCACATTAATCTCCACCATATCTACAACAGAAAATTCAAATTCTTGTAATTATTTGAGGGAAAGTTTGAGCACAGCATAATTATATGTTTTGGTTTTATTTTCACTCATTTCAACCCTACTCTGGGTACAGTAACAGTGTCGTAGTGAGGATTCTTTTCCTGGTTAAGTTGGGATATTAAAAGAAAAAAATACTTTTGTTTCTGAAATACGCCCCTGCTACGTATGCTACGTGCTCACTGTAGTTTTACTACGACCTACCTGAGCATGGAATGCAGTTTCAAAGTTAAAGGTTGAAATGTTGCACGAATAGACCATATTTGTAAGGAAGCTAATCAATAATACTCCGAAAATGCTGACTAATCTATCTTTGGAAGCTTAAAATATGATTTTATCAGCCCTTCTTATCCTACATCCCTTAATAGGATAATGTTTTCATGGAATATCCGGTACTGCAAACAGCAAACAAAATGATGCGCACTATTGATTCAATAACCGTCAATCACAGAGTAAGATTGTGAACACATTCACAATATCAACGATTGATTGATAAACTGTTAATATCTTGTTACCACATCATTAATCATCAGTTGGAATTTATCAAAGCAAGTGTGAGTGACAAATTAGGAGTCGATAAACTCTTTTATTAAACTCATAGACCTCGGTGTCAAATCAATCAACTACGCCAAAATAATTGATAGTTGCCAAAGAACAAATCGTGTTCACTTGGTGTAGCGAAACCTAATTTGTTAACAAACAATAAATCTTCGATGTTGTCGATTGACACATAAACGTCAATTTAGTGATTAATTCATGCAATCTCAATTAATGTCAATTTATTTGCTAACTCTAATACATTACAATGGGTGCTTCTTTCAAAGTGAATATTTAACGAGCAACCTTGTGATTTTCACTTCTATTATTGTTTACTAAGAAAACAGATGAATATAATGAACTGCTATAAAATTATAACTGTTTTAGTTCCTATCGAAGCATAGTAATGAATGAATACCTGAACATGTATGATCCATTTTTAGGTAGGTATTTGGGAAAGGGAAATAAAGCTCAATTCGCGTGCTTAAGGGTAAAAGGGCTTATAGCTAAGGTTTAATAGGATTTGTGGTGAAAGGGCGTATAAAAAAATTTTTTTTTGCCATTCGGTTTGAAATTGTCTGAAACGTAAAAATCTGTGAAAAAAAAAAGTTGGTATCCTAAAGCTGAAAGGGCGTATCTCAAGACATACGCCCTTTCACCTTTCAAAAAAATTACTACTGAAAGGTAAAAGGGTGCATAAAAAAAAATTGTATTTTTTATACCAAATGTTAAATAATAGTTGTGCGCACCATGACCAGTCGTGTGCTGCACAGGAACCAGTCGGGTTTTAATTTTTCCGTGTACTGTACCAAAATGAGCCCGATGTTTATTTTAATTAAACATTATAATTTTATGATAATTGTTCATGTTTTTAAATTTTATAATAATTATTTCTTATAATAAAAAGCGAGTGTTTGTTTAAACTACGAATATGTTCTTTTGTGAGCTGGCCGAAAAAAAAATGATATAAGACATACGCCCTTTTACCTTTCAATTTTAAGCGTAAAATGGTGTCTACTACTCGATTGGCAATAAAAAAAAAATATGCGCCCTTTTACCTTTGCAAAGGTAAAAGGGCGCATAAATTGCTACAAGCTCTTTTACCTTTAAGCACGCGAATTACTTGTTTATCTATTTATTGACCTGCTAATGATCATAGCTAATGAAATCACAGTCAATGTTAACAGTGTTTATTTTCAATAATTGACATCCAAAACAAGGGATTACTTTTTGCGGCTACGCATGTCGACATACTCGTTAAGCAAGTTGGATGCTTCACCAAAAGTTGTCTGAAGCTTACGTAGAAGCTTTTGTTCATCTTCACGTGAAGACGTTCCTCCCTTCTGTTGAGAAGAGGCTGGTTTTTGAGCCTGGGTTGAGGTTGATGCACGAGCTGAAGTTCGTCCTTCTTCTGACAATGGTGTGTATCTTCCGGAACTAGAATCATTGTATTTGGAGCCAGAGGAAGATGACGATATCGAAGAATTGGACTGGGTAATCTCGGCGTACTGTCGCTTGGTAGGGCTTAGTTTCTGGAAGGCTTTCATTAGTCCGGTCATGGCTTGTTGAGACGAAGGTTTGCGATTATCGGCCCTTGTTTGTAGTCTTCGCAGGGATCAGCAGTTCTCTGGAGGTAGACTTTCTTCGAAGCTCAGGTGATGCTCAAATATCTGCAAATAAAAGTTTCGTCAAAATCGATGGCGCTTAATTAAAATATATTAGTTGCTGGGCTACGAAATTAACAAACAAGGAGCGGGATTTATTTTATGTAGAATTAACTTCATATCTTAGGAATTCTATTCATAGCTCACATCTGACATAGTTCACAATTAGAATATTAACGAACATCTCACAAATATTACTGTAATTAGGTTGGTGATAGAAATGGATCCTTGTCATGTCCATTGGAGGTTAACCATCATTATTGGACTAATCAGTGGAACTATTATTTGAGAAATTATTTGAAACACTTACTGATTCGGCAACGGAACTCGTAACTGAGTTACCCAGCTCCGCAGTTAGGAATTCTAGAAACGACTTTTCACTAGGCTAATAGTACGCACGTTTAGACGATGTTCTGGAGTAGGAATCGCATGAAGACTGAACAGCTTTACATAAGTAGTCCGTATAAAAGTCCGCATTTTTAAATTGGGAATCAATTGTATCAAGTACCACTTGAGACTGTAGAGACTGTAAAGTGTTAATCAATACCTTGACATTTGAATACATTTCAAGCAGTGCAGGCAATTGGACTATTGTCTCCGGTGCTTAAGAAATAATTCAAGTACCATGTTTTACAAGCATCTTTGTTTAGTTCCCTCTGAATGGGACCAGTATCCATCAGAATTCATGGGACTCGTCCTTCATCGAGAAATTTCGTCTTATTACCATAAAAATAAAAAAATTCTAGGAGCCGATATTTCCATTGACGAAACTACGGCCAAATTACAAGCTTGTAACAATCAACTTTGGTTCAAGAACACGTTGGTACAATTTTCGTATTTTATAGTTAATTCAAAAGCTATATTGATAATTAATGCACCTTATTGTTTTTTTTCTTTCAGAAAACCGTGTTGCCGGTACATCTGAAAATTCTTAATTAATCCAAAAGTACACTTTTACAATGTTTACTTGCATCTAGAACTACGTAAAGCTAGTTGAAAGTGTAGTATTAATAACCCATTTATAAATGCCTAACTTAACGCTTAGAAACCTTTAAATTTTATTTTTCTAGTTTTAGTTATTCTAGGTTAGTCATAAGCTTTGTGATCACACCCTTATAACTGTCAATTGGAAATAATTGATCTCAAATATCAGCATCTGCTTTATAAATAAGAGTGCCCATCACTCAGTGCAGGCATTTAAACAGTCCTTGATTCCCGTTAAAACGTGACTCTTAGAATCATGTCTTCTAAACATGTGTGCCTTGTCCCAAATGAATGGGGAACGTACTATGACTCAAATACTTTGGAAGTTATACTCAAAAAAGAAATATCATGCGAACAAATAACCAAGAAAGTTGAAGGCATTCGCATCCACGTAGAAGGTGTGACAGCACATCTTC